ATTTTTGAAAACAATCGCCTGGCCAGATTTCCTCTGCTGACACTGGGACGCCTCATGAGACATACTAGTTGATGAGTTATAGGCACCGTCGTCCAGTTTATGTGATAGTGCTCCAGGTGCATGTACCAGTTACCATTGTAGATCAATCTATCAGGTAAACAAACAGCCGGGTATGGCAAAGAGTCCACATCTTCCACACAGCTAAACACCACTCGAATGTTGTTGGCCGGTACATCACACTTGTAGGTCAAGTATTTGTAAAAGTTATAAAAATCTGCTGACGATATTCCTTCAGGCTTGAGATCAAACACCCAAATAAAATTTTTCATATCTGCCAACGAAATGTTGTGGAATTTTAAATCTTGCTCAAATGTGTTTGCAACACTGCCATCTCTTAGAGAATCAGCTGGTATTTCTTTCCAAATAGCGTAATGAACTATGCCACCTTGTTTTGACAATCTGTCGAGGAACTTGACGCCGGGTAGTAAAACTTCACTGGTCATACTTGTATGTCCTCCATGCCTGCTGTTCGCAATCTCACAATGTGACCCATTTGCCATTGTTTGGTATCAAGGCCTTTCATGATACCCAACCACTTATTTCTCAACAAGGCCACTTCGTTGATGATGGTTTCAAAATCAATCACTTCGTCTTCACCATCCACATACTTTTCAGCATCACGACTGGTCAGCGCACGGGCGTAGGCTTCCAAGTACTTTTGAAAATGCCTCCGTCGTATCTTGCGTAACTGTATGTTAAGATAGTTTAACACAGCTTCAATCTCTTGTAGTTGATTAAAACGATGTTCAGTGATTCCGGGCAGTGCGGAAATATTTTTTTCAACCAGGCCACCAATACGACACTCTTTTTTAGCTTCGTTAAGCTCGCGTTCATAGTGCTGAATAAAGTCAGGTATGTTACCAAGACTAGCTGTTACTTTACTATACCACATGTTCAAACTCCTTGACCAACCACGGAAATGTTTTTTTCCAATCAAGCCCGCGGCGGCGATCTATTTCATTGAGAAAATGCAACAGATTTTCAATCTGTTCTGTGTTACGTTGATGCGTGTTAAACTCTGTTTTCAATCCTGCCATCAATGATCTAGCATGTTTTTGTTGCCAAGTATCATTGGGCATCTCACTGAGCACAAGATCCAGCTCCTGATCAAAAAATCCTGCACCAAAGATACCAGGATAAAGATGCGGTCTATTGTTGCAACTCATAAAGTAGTGTCCAATCTCTCTTGATTCACGCTGACGGTTAACAAATCTCACAAGGTCTATCATTGATTTTATTCCAAGGCCAGTGATTGTCTGATTGATATTAAGTGTGATCCATCGCTGTGCCACAAGATATTCAAAGTTGCCAATCCACTCTTGCATGTCAATCCCATGACGTATATATTCCTGCTCGCTGCCCCAACAGTCAATGCTACACGTGAGATCAAATCGTTTGATACGTCGCTGTTTTAACAAAGCCTTGATACGTTCCAAAAACTGCTCAAGTTTGACTCGAGACACTTTTAAGTTAGAAACAACATTAAACTCTAACTCTGGATTGCTGTGGCTTTCAAGAAATAACAAACAAGTTTCAAACTGACTTTGAAAGAAAGGCTCGCCACCTAATACATGCAGTCTGTGTAGTGTCGAATAGTTGTCTTCCATCCACTGCCAAAACTTCTGTGACATCTGTTCAAACTCAGTTATTTTACTAGATGTATTTTTAATCTCTAAGGTATTGTGCTTGTACTCGCCATGCCGCACATTTTCTTGTTGTATACGACTACTAAACTTGTCTTCACAATAGATGCAACTCATGTTGCATACATTGTCTAGATACACTTCAACAATGCGAGGTGTTACTTCAACTGCTGTTAAATCGTTGTCTAGTTCTGGAGGAACTAGATTTGGTATCTCAATCTGAAACTGGCGATCACTCTTGCCGCCTGCTTGTTCAATGTTGCGACAATATTCGCATCCACCAGTGGGCCATTGTCCGTCTAACATTAACTTACGGTCTGCTACTTTTTTGTCTGTATTATGAAAACGTTCAAAGTGTTCAGGATCTATTTTTGTTTCATTGACCCGGTGGCAACTGTTGGTTTCGCCTGTGTATAGATGTATGGTACTCCAGGTCCATTTGAGCTGACATGCTGTTGCTGTTTTGATTGGAAAGTATTTGTTCATTGTTCAAGCCAAGTAATCAGCGATTTTGGAAACACAGACAAACTCAGAGATCTGCGACGTGCAAACTCTTTGACGTATGCTCTAAGATTATACACTTGTTTGTCTGTAGGCGCAACCTTTAAGGCATCAGTTATAAAATCGGGCAACAGATCAAGATCTTTTTGCATTGTTTGTTTGGTTTCTGCATCTAGCACACCGATTGATAGATAATCTGGATCTGTGCAGGGCTGGAAGTTGATAGGTATATTGTCAGCCCAACGAATAAATTCTGCTAGTCCCGGCAGTGTGAGATTGGTAACAGTGGCATTAAACTCGTAATCAATATTCTGTTCTTTTAACTGATTAATGTTGTTGTTAAATCGTTGCCAAGTATTGCCATATCTTGCAAACTCGTAGGCGGCACCTGTGTTCTCAGCACTGATTACTACAGTAACATTGTTAGGAAGTCTTTCAACTTCTCGAGCAAAACGCTTTTCATCAACTCCGAGCCCTGACCAAATCTTTACGTTGACATGTGCTGGTATGGACTCGACCAGTTTATGCAAATCAAGATAGAGAAACGGTTCTCCGCCTGTGATCATTACTTCTTTGATTGTGGGTAACTGACATTGGGCAACTAGTTCTTGTAAAATGTGTTTACGAGTACTAGACGATGCAATCTCTTTTTGACTTATAAACTGCAACACACGATCTTTGTCATTTATAACAAATCTGTCGTCAGTTCTTTCTACCGGATATGTAGCAGTGGCAACATCTCTACTCCATGCGGTACTGTAAAACTTACAGCAATAAACACAGGTCATGTTACAATCTGTTCCTACTATGACATTTATAGTTTCTGGTGATGAAACTACGTTTGTGTGGGTCAATGCTTGCCCATCAGTGGTCAATCGTCTACTAGACATTCCTTGTTGTTCAGGCTGCCAGCAAGAAGCACCGCAGGATGACACTGGTTGGTTATCCAGCATCATTTGTCGTTCTTTTTGTATTTCGGGCGTGTTAAAAATCTGCCCGGGATGTTGTTGAAGCCAGGACAGATCTATGCGCTGTGGTGTTGCCGCACAACAACTAAAAGTGTTGAACTTTTCTAAATCAACTGACAGCCACCAAAACTTTTGATTGCAATAAAAGTTTGCCATTAATAGTCGTCATCGTCATAGCTGTCCTCTTCTTCTTCCTCAAGCTCTTCTTCTTTAAGGTAATCAGCTAATGCACGTTTTATATCCCCGTCGCCTTTAAAAGCAGATTTGATTTCTTCAGCCGATACATCATTGTCAATCAATACACTGACCAAAGTCTCCGCGGCTTCGTTGCGGTCAACCGAGTTGACATAACGTTTTATTTCTGTCCAAATTTCACTTGCTAATTCAACTGACATCTATCATTCCTCCGTGGCTGTGTCTTCAGTACTTACCGTTTCTTTGACATTACCAAAGTCGGCCATGAGCTTGTCTAAGCAGCCTGCTTCGTTGGCTTCCCACTTTTTACGGAACTGTTTGATGATTTCGCCGTCGCTAGTAGTAAACACTAAACTGTTGCCTTCTTTCTTGAGTAGACCACGCTTCTCAGCCATGTCTACCATGCCTGAGTAAGGATTCATACCCGTCTCATAAGGAATCTTGACCTGCACACCTTCAAAAGGTTTTGCATAACGTGTTTTCATTACCTTGCAACCAGCACGTATACCCATGACATCAGTGATCTTGTTGCCATCTTCATCCTCTTTGAGTTTCATCTTCTTCATGGCAACCACAATACTGGATGCATAGATAAAGCCTTGGCCTCCGGAGATCTTGTCATCAGGGTCAAACATGTCCTGACTTGCGTATGTGTGGTTGGTACAAACCAAGCCCACATTGTAACTACCAAACATGTTCACACAGTTGCGAACAAGTGCGGTAAGTGCCTTAGGCTTACGACCCAGATCACCCTTCATTTCGCCTGCATCAAACTGGTTAACGTCAGTTGGAGTCAACAACATACCCAGTGAGTCAATAACAAACAGAACCTTAGGGCGCTCGCCGTCTGGGAGTGCTTTGTAGTCGCTCATGAATGTTGAGATTGTTTTGGCCACGTCATCGATCATGGCCATGCTAAGTTTAAGTAACTTGCTTTCACTGGTATCGACACCAAGTGCTTTGAGCCAATCTTCGTCTAACGCATTTTCACTGTCGATCAGTACAACAAAGATACCTTGCTCTTGTGCATTCTTGATAATGTTGCCTGAACAGAAATAACTTTTACCTGCACCTGACTCGCCGGCAAATACAGTGACCTTGCCTAGGGGAATGCCCTTGTGAAAGTCACCTGAGATCAGATAGTTAAGTGCAAAATTGCCTGTTGAGATCCAGTCTGTTGGATCGTTGAAACCGATGCTGAGTCCATCGATTGATTTTGTGATTTCCTTACGGAACTTTGATACGTCAAAGGGTTTGCCCATAGTTGCCTCTTCTAAAATTTAAATTCTTCCCCAACTTACTCTACTCCATGCTCTTTCGTGGACCCAGTAAATAAAAGGTTTCACTATCATCTCAG